GTTTTAGGTAGCTCAGGAGATCCAAATAGTTCTATGAATCCACATAATGACTCACTGATTTATGTTTAAAGAACACTCAACACATAGAGCAAGCTATGTCTTGTTAACTGATGGAACAGCTCAATTTAACTTCAATATTGTTAACTACACGACAGGTTGCGACATGCCATACACTGTCCAAATGGTCAACAACGACATAGTATTCTCCAACACTTATAAAGGGGTCTGTATACTGCGTGGTGTCGTTCTCAGCAGGGGTGACGAGAGAAGCATCGACTCTATCGGAGCTAATATAAATGGAACAGTAGCAAAAGCAGGATTTCTGGATGAACAGATATCCGATTTAAAGAAAGCTTCATCCATTGATGACGGAAAGCGTTATTGGATCTCCGTAGGGTCTAAGGCTTGGGCTTGGGATTATGTTATAAAAGATTTCTCCGGTGATGAAAAGGTTATGAGTTGGTGGCCTATGACTAATATAAATGCAAGTTGTTGGTTACTCAGAGATAAAGAAGTTTTTTATGGCGACAGGGCAACAGGCTTAATTGTTAGAAGAACAGAGGGCATTTATAACGACAATGGATTGGCGATTGATAAGTTCTATGAGTTCAAGAAGATGGACTTCAAGAGCCCTGAGTTCCTAAAGAATATAAACTTTATGTGGATTATCGTTCCGGCTGGTGTAGCAAGCTCAATGATTATTAGATGGATAAGTGACGATGATGATGAGTTTGAGCTTATTCAGAAAAATATGACGAGCAGAGCATCATGGCTTAACTATACATGGCTTACTTTCACATGGAGCTACCCCACCAATGAAATTGTCATACCAATAAGACCAAACGTTAAGAACACACAAGAATACAGCTTAAGAGTCAGTAACAACGTAATAAATGAAAACTTAGCAATGGTCAGAGTTTCAATGAAGATAGCACTTAGCAAAGAAATAAGATAAAGAAGGTGAGTTTATGGCTATAACTCCATTAGCTTTCACGGCGCTTATGACAGACCATACAGCATTCCCAACAGACCCGGGATCAGAAGACGCATTTAGATCGCAGATGCAAAGATTACATTCAGAAGCAAGGGATTATATAAACAACTTAATACTATTCACACAAGAAGCCTATATTGCACCAACACTTATTAATGGATGGGCAAATTTTGGTTCAGGAGCCAATGCAAAGTACATGAAAGATTCGCTAGGCTTTGTCCATTTAAAAGGAAAGGTTGTCACTGGTGGTTCCAGTAACGTTGCTATATTTAATCTTCCTGCTGGATATAGACCATTAGCAACTGAAGCACTCACAATTGTATGCTCATCGGGTACATCATTTGCACAAGTTGTTATAAATCCTAATGGTGATGTAACTCCAACAGCAGTCAGTCAACCTAATGTTAACCTAGACAATATCATATTCAGAGCGGAGGGATAATATGGCAGACTATATTGACCAATTATACGCAGCGAAAAGAAACTCAGCGAATAACGCACTAAAACAGCGTAGAGACGAACAAGTGGCGCAGTACGATACTCAGGGAGCACAAGATACACAAGCTTATAATCAAGGGTTACCACAATTCCAAAATGACATGAATCAGGCAGATGTTGGAGCGTTCCAGGATACCCAGAGGCTAGCAGAGAGAGCAGCACAAAGTGGTAACTACAACGGTGGTCAGACAGACTCAAACTTAGCTAAAATCATGCAAACGGCTTCTAATAATAAAGCAGGGTTTAAAAATCAAGAGAATCAATTCAAACAGAACTACGCTAATAACCAAAACACTTTAGCGGGATCAAGAGCAAGAGCTAATAATGCATACAGCGGTGATATCGCGGCTAGTGATATGAGTATTAACGCGGATATTGCACAAGCTAGGGAGCAGCAGAGACAACAAGCAGCACAGGAGGCAAGGGCGGCAGCATCAGCAAGGTCAAAGGCTGCTCCTAAGCCAACGGCAGCTGAATTGAAGTTTGGTGCAATGTCAGACGTTGATAATGCTTTCAGTAACAACGTTTCACAAACAGATGTAATAGCTAATATAAGAGACAACGCAGCAAACTATGCACAATATGGTATTGATT